GAGGGTTTCTCTCCATATAGGAGGGAGAACCTCTCCTTGAAGGAGATCGGGTCGTTCCTTGAAGGAGGCTTCAATCACGGCGCGGCTCGTCAGCGACCCGGATTTCATGGATGGTCGGGTCCATCCGGGCGAGGTCACGGACGAAGCTCTCCAGGTCGGAGACGCCCTCAGGGACCGTGATCGTGTCCTCGCTTTCCTCATGGTCGGCCACCTCAACAAGGGGGCCGTTCCCGTCGAGCGTCTCGACCCGCTGGAAGCGTCGGACCGGGCGGCGGTGGGTCACGATCAGCCGCGTCATTGCGTGACCTCCTCGTCCTCGTCCTCGGCATCGGAGAGCGGCTCTTCGCCCGGGATGACGTCGGACATCGACGCCGGGATCGGGGCCACATGGATTCCGTTGTCGCACAGGGTGGAAGTGAGGGTCGCCCAGAAGGTCGAGAAATGCAGGGCGCCCCCGGCCTGAGCGGCGATTACGGTTCCGACGGCGGTCCCGAGCGCCTCCATGATCATCGGGGAGCCCACGGTCGGGGCCTCTCCGGCCGCGTTCATGACGGCCATGAGGGAGATATGGATCGTGTTTCGGTTGATGAAGTCCTCCTCGTTCTCCTCGCGAGTGAGGCGCTCCCGAATCTCCGGGGTGACGGCCGAGACCGTAATCTCGCGCGCAAGGCCAAGAAGGGCGGAAGCGGCCGCTTCCATGGCGAAGGTTTTCGGGTCGTCCTGTTCTATTGTGAAGGCGACGTCAGGCATAGGTCGATCTCCTTGATCGGCTGGGGGGTTAGTTCGGGGTTCCGGGCGTGTCGGATGTCATGGCCTCGACCGTGATCGTCTCGGTCGCGCCGAATCCCTCATTGAAGGCGGCGAAGACCGGGCCGCTCGCGCCGCCCCGGCTGTTGATGTCCACAATCGTCCGCATGGCCCGGCCGAGGGCGATCATCACCTCATTTCGCGAGGCTCCCTTGTTCCCGGCGGTGTTCGCGGCGGCGATGACCATGTGCGAAATCGCATTCATCGTGATCATGGCCTCCGGCGTGAAGCCGCTGCGCGAATCGTCCGGGACCATGGCGAAGACGGGCGTCAGGTGTTCGACGAGGGCGTCATAGGACGCGGAGGCGTGGAAGGAGATCGTGTCGATCACCTCCTCGGAGAGAAGCATCTTCATGGGTTTTCTCTGTTGCTGGCGGTGGTGGATCGGCGCGCGGCCGGTCAGGAAAGGCGGTCAGCCAACGCTTCGGCGGCGTCGAGGAGGCGTTTCTCGACCCGCTCGACCGTGGCCCAGAACGTCGCGGGCGTCAGGGCATCGTCCCGGAGCCATTCACCCCGGGACATGAAGGCCCGGTCGTCCAAGGGGACGTCAAGACGGGCGTGGATGGACGAATATCCCGGGGCGCCGGGGGAACCCGACCACACGATCCGGCGCTTCAGGCGCTCGCGGCGCGCGGACGTGTTGGAAACCCGCACCCGGACCGTGGCGGCCTCCGGCCTCCCCTTGATCACAATCTCTCCTCCCGGAAGAGAGATAGGGGGGCATGAGTTCATCAGCCCGCGCCCGATACCGAACAGGACGCTCCCCAGCTCAGGGGTGCGCTCGATTGGCGCGATCCGCGTGTTTTCGAGCGAAATCTCTATCTTCGTCATGGGTCTCTTCCGTTTTCATGGGGGGCGGAAACAATCGTTTCGCCTGTCTCCAGGTGGTGCGCTTCAACGTATGCAATGGGGAATATAGCCGGTCAAGTCTTAGCCAAGAGGGGAACCTGCCCGGTTTCGGGGGGTAAGAAGGGCGGAAAAATGCCCCGCGAACCCTCTCCATCGCGCGGCTCGGGTTGTCCGGAGGCTGGATTTGCGGTCGCCGGCCTAAGCGGTATGGATGGGATGAAGGAGCGCGCACCACATGGCGAAACCCAGCTTTGAACCGACCGAGGAGGAGCGCCAGATCGTGAAGGGTCTGGCGGCCTATGGCGTCCCGCAAAAGCAGATCGTGAACGTCATCCGGCGCCCGAAGGGGAAGAGCGAGACGCTGTTCCCGATCAGCCTCCCGACGCTGCGGAAGTATTTCCGGGAGGAGCTGGACACGGCGGAGCTGACGGCGAACAACAACGTCGCGAAGGCGCTCTATGAGACGGCCGTGGACCGGGGCCACAAGAACCACGTTCAAGCGGCGATCTTCTGGCTTCAGGCGCGGGCCGGGTGGAAGACGCAAGCCCAGGTCGCGGGGACGCAATCCGTTTCGCTGGATATCCCGCCGGAGGTTCTGGCGGACCTGTCGGACGCCGAGCTGAAGGGGCTTGAGAAAATCCTGCAATGGAGGTCAAGGCATGAGCCGAGCGCGGCGAACGCAGCTTGACCCATACGCGGAGGCTCTCGCCCGGGTTCGGGCCGAGCGCGCACGGCGCCAACACGAAGCGGCTCAGAGCATGGCCGCCGTCCGTGGCGAGGAGATCAAGGCCGGATGCGAGCGGCTGACGGGGTTCGTCCGCTGGGCATGGCCGATCCTTGAGCCGGGGACGCAATACGTTCCGAACTGGCATATCGACGCGGTGTCGGAACACCTGGAAGCGATCACGACGCACGATATCCAGAACCTCGCGGTCAACATCCCGCCCGGGACGATGAAGTCCCTCCTCATCTCGGTCTTCTTCCCGGCGTGGTGGTGGACGAAGGCTCCGACGAAGCGGTTCCTGAGCGGATCCCATGAGCAAACGCTCGCCCTCCGCGATAACGAGAAGATGCGGGCGCTCGTCGTCTCGCCGGAATATCAGGCCCTGTGGGGCGAGAAGACCCGGCTGATCAAGACCGGGACGCGCTCCTTCATGAACGTCAGCCGGGGCGGCCGGGAGGCCCGGGCGTTCAAGTCCATGACGGGCGGCCGGGGCGATGCGACGATCATCGACGACCCCCACTCGACCGAGACGGCCGAGTCGGACAAGGAGCGGGAGAAGGCGGTCCGCCGGTTCGTCGAGGGCATCCAGAACCGCGTGAACGACGCCGCCACCTCGTCGATCATCCTCGTCATGCAGCGTCTTCACGACAAGGACGTCACCGGGGCAATCGACCGCTACGGCTTCGATTATGAGAAGCTCGTCCTCCCCATGGAGTTCGAACCGAAGCGCCGGTTCACAACCCGGATCGGCTGGACCGACCCCCGCCAGGCCGAGGGCGACCTCCTCTTCCCCGGGAAGTTCCCCCGCGCTGAGGTCGAGAAGCTGAAGAAGATCGGCTCCTATGCGTGGGCCGGTCAGTATCAACAGAGGCCCGTTCCTCGGGAGGGCGGCTTGTTCAAACGAGAATGGTTCGCCGGGAAGGTGATGCGCCCCGGGGAGGTTCCGGCTGGGGTGGTGTGGTGGCGGCATTGGGACTTGGCCGCGACCGAGCTGGACCCCATGGCCACGACCGGGGCGCGGACGTGCGGCGTGAAGATGGGCCGCGCGCCCGACGGCCGGATCATCGTCGGCCACATGAACGCCTTCGGGAAGGACGGGAAGGTCGTCAAGGTGCTGATCCGCCAGCAAGCCGAGATCGACGGGACCGGCGTCAGCATCTCCATCCCGCAAGACCCCGGCGCCGGGGGCAAGGTCAACAGGCAGGACATCATCAATCACCTGGAGGGCTTCGTCGCCCGGAAGATGATCGAAAGCGGGGACAAGGTGACACGGGCCGAACCCTTCTCCGCCGCCTGTGAAAACGGGGACGTCTGGCTCGTTCAGGGGTCATGGAACGACGAGTATCTCGACGAGCTATGTTCCTTCCCCTCGGGCGCACGAAAGGACGTCGCGGACGCCAGCTCCGGCGCCTATGCCCGGCTCGTCTCTCGCATGGCGCGCAGGCGGGGTGACGATCTCGCGGGGCCGAAGGTCATCCCGGGCGCATCGTAATCCACGATCCGGCCGAGTTGTCCCCACATTCCCGCCCCAGCCGGCGACCGACCGGCTTCCACGGCCGCCGCACCTCCGCCATATTCGCCCTGTCCCCGGATGGGGGCGCGAGAAGGTTTCGATCCATCCCCCCCCCGACACGGCCCTTCTCGCCAGTAACCCGCGTATCGCCCCGGTCGTCACGTCCCCCCGACGGCCGGGGCTTTTTTCTGCCCGCGATCCATGTCATCCCTTGGGGCGTCTTCGGACGTTGTTGCGGGGAGGGAGCGACCGCTCCTAGGCCGAGGCTTCCTCCCATTCCATGCCTGATCCCGTGCGAACGGGAGGCGCTTGAGCCTGACGGCCCCGAGGTGGCCCAAGGCGAGCCTCCCTAGTAGGGGCGCCCCGACCCGGTTCGGTGGCCTCGACCTGTCCCGGGACTGGACAGGATGGAAGGCCCTCGGCGTTTGCGCGTCGGGGGCCTTTCTGTTTTCATGCCCCTGCAAGTAGTCCTCTCGACACGCCAGCGGAGACGCCGAGGGGGCATCATGAAGAGATCGACGGTCCTCGGGGCTTCCGCTGGGAACTGAGGGCGGCCAGAGATCAGAGGCGGCGAAGGCCGTCCCCGGGGGTGGAAAGCCCCCACCTGGAGCGCCAGTCCATGACCAGAGAGTTCTTCGTCAGCTTCCTCCTCTTCGCCATGGTCACGGACTGGACGATCTCGGTCAGTCTGGTCGTGGGCATCCTTGTTGCCTCCTATGAGGAGGGCCGGAGACGATGAGCGTTCTCGACGACCTTCGCGCCGCCATGCGGAAAATGATGGCGCTGCCGAACTATGACGGCCCGCTCGTCCTCTACGTCTCGCCCGTGGTCTTTGACTTGGGCGAGGAGGAGTGTCGTCGGGTCTGCGGCGTCGGTCCTGACGTCGAGATCGTCGAGAGCCTTCCAGTGAAGCGCTCGGGCGAAAGCTGGCGCCTCCCGCGCGTCTACCTCGCCGCCAGCCGCCGCCGCTGAGACCATTCCCTCGGTCGTCTAACCAAGAGCTTCCCGAGAGCAAGGGGAGGTGATGCCGGTTTCAATCCGGCCCGAGGGGACAACTCTTGCGCGCGCCGATAGCGACCTGTTCCGGTTTTCCCTGCGATCTTCGCGCCTTGTTCCTCTTCCCCGCCCGGCCCAGCGAGGTCATAACGATCCCGCCCCTGTTGCTGGCGCTCAGGGAGGCGGCCAGTCCGTCTAGAAAGGCCCCCCGGCGTGAGTTTGGGGGGCCTTTCGCATATCTGGCCCTCAGCGTAGCATCCCGCGCGATCGTCGACCGGAGGCCAAGACATGGCGAAACCCTTTTCCAGCTATCTCCCCTTCGGTCTCGGCCGATCCGCCCAGCCGGTAGCGAAGGCGGCGCCGAACAAGCCGAGCGGCGGCCGAGGAGGTTCCTCCTTCAAGGAGATGGGGACGAGCGGGACGCCGATGTCCGGCGGATACGTCTTCACCCGGGAGAAGAACGCCTCCCTCGCCGGTCACGCCCGGTATGAGACCTATTCGGACATCATGGCGAACGTCTCCATCGTGGCGGCGGGCTTGCGCTTCTTCCTTGGGCTGGCCGCCCGGCCGACCTGGAAGATCGAACCGGCGAAGGATCAGGGGGACACGTCGTCCGACGCCGCCAAGGCCGCCGCCGAGTTCGTGGACAGCATCCTCAACGGCATGGACACGTCGATGACGCGGATCGTCCGCCGGTCCGGGATGTATCGCTTCTACGGCTTCGGCATCCACGAATGGACGGCCATGCGCCGGGAAGACGGCCTGATCGGAATCGAGAGCATCGAGGTTCGCCCCTGTCACACAATCGACCGTTGGGACGTCGATGATAACGGCGGGGTCAAGGGCGTCTATCAATCGAACTGGCAGGGCGCCGACCTCTATATCCCGCGTCGGAAGTTCATCTATCTGCTGGACGACACGCTGACCGATAGCCCCGAGGGCCTCGGCCTGTTCCGCCACATGGCCGAGCCGGTGAACCGCCTTCGCGAATATGAGCGGCTCGAAGGCCAAGGCTATGAGCGCGACCTCCGAGGAATCCCGGTCGGCCGGGCGCCGTATGCGGAGATTCAGGCCAAGGTCCGCGAGGGCGTCCTGACCGATCAGCAAGGGAAGGAGATGACCGCCGCGCTTGAGAGCTTCATCCGCCTTCAGGCCAAGGACACCACGACGGGCCTGATGCTCGACAGTTCGATCATCCGGGGCGAGGGGGAAAATCAGGAAGTCCTCTCCAGCACCCCGAAATGGGACATGGATTTGCTCTCCGCGTCGGGCGGCTCCTTCGCGGAGATCGCCAAGGCCATCGAACGATGCCGCTATGACCTGGCGATGATCCTCGGGACGGAGAACCTCCTCATCGGCTCGACGGACAGCGGCTCCCGCGCCCTGTCGGACGACAAGAGCCGGAACCTCTACCTTCAAGCGAACTCGACCGTTCAGGACATCGCCCAGAGCTTCCGCGTCGACCTGATTTCGGCCATCTGGGCGCTGAACGGCCTCCCGGCGCCTCTGATGCCGTCGATCACCCCGGAGGACGTCTCCTTCCAGTCGGTCGAGATGGTGGCGAAGACCCTGCGCGACATGGCGGCGGCCGGGGCGGTGCTGTCCGAAGATGATCCCGTCATTCAGGACGTCCGGGACATGATGGGCGTCAGCGGCGCTCCGGATCGGGGCGAGACCGACGACGAAGACGAGATGCTCCGCCGCACCTCGGAGGAGGCCCGGCGCCAAGGCCGAGAGAGCGGTCGGACGCCGGAGCAAGACCCCACCGATCCCAACGCCCCCGAGGAGGAGCGCTGACCATGAAGACCGTGACGATTCAGGGCGATGAATACGACGTCTATGCGGACGTCGAGGACGGCGACCGCTACTTCAACGCGGACGTCTCCCCGTATGGCGTGGCGTGGCGCGCGGCGGACGACGACGAAAAGGCCCGGGGCCTCGTCACCGGGACGCGCTTCATCGACGCCCAGACCTGGAAGGGGACGAAGACCGGCGGCTCGGCTCAGGTCAACGCCTTCCCTCGGACCGGGCTGTCCTATCCGGATGGATCGCCGGTCGATCCGGATGAAATCCCTGAGCGTGT